AAGGCATATGACCGTCTTCTGGAATTCGCTCTCCGCTCAGAACCCCTAATTCGTTCTGTCGCAGATAAGCGCCCAACCAACCAATCAACACCTGGCTCAACAGTCGTTCTACAACGTTATGTTGACCTATCTGCTGCAACTACAGCCCTTACTGAGGATGCTGACCCAGATGCAGTAGCAATGTCCACACCAACAACAGTAACCATTACTCTTAACGAGTATGGTAACTCTGTTCTTGTTACACGTGCTTTGGAACTCTTCAGCCTTGCTGATGTAGACCCAGCAATTGCTAACATCATTGCATTCAACCTTGCAGACTCAATTGACTCAGTTGCGATGACTACTCTTCGCGGTGGTTCAAACGTAATCTATGCAGGTGCAACTGCAACATCAACAGCAACAATTACTGCTGCTGCAACAATCTCTTCTGCTAACATCCGTAAGGCTGTTGCTAAGTTACGTGCAGGCAAGGCAGTCGCTCGCAAGGGTTCACTATACTGGGCTGGTATCCACCCAGAAGTTTCACACGACCTTCGTGCTGAAACTGGCTCTGCTGGCTGGTTGCTTCCAAACCAATACGGTTCTGCACAAGACCGTATTTGGGCTGGAGAAATCGGACAATACGAAGGTGCATACTTCGTAGAGTCTCCACGTCTTTACAACGCAACAGATGGTGCTTCATCAGCACGCAACTACCGCACAATTATTGCTGGACAACAAGCAATGGCTGAAGCCGTTGCTGAAGAGCCACATGTAGTAATTGGACCAGTTGTTGATAAGTTGATGCGTCACCGTCCAATGGGTTGGTATGGCGTTCTAGGGTTTGCTCGCTACCGCGAGGAAGCACTATACCGAATCGAATCAGGTTCATCAATCGCTTAGTTGGTTGAAGGTAGACCAGGGGCTTCGGCTCCTGGTTTACATTGAGTTCACTAAGGAGAACTAATGGCAGATTATATTTTCAGAACACCTATAGTCCGAGAAGGACCAACAGGTAAGCATAGATTGTTTTATTTTTACAAGTTAAATGTAGCCGTTAGTATTGCTAAAAGTGGTGGAGTATATTCTCAAGTTCGTTATGTTCTTGATGAAACAATGGATGACTATCAAGAATTCTATATTGGTGGACGTAACCATATAGTTAACGATGCTACTAAAGCAGCACTTATTGCTGGTGGTGTTGGAGTAACAGAAGCAAACTTTACAGCAGTATAAGGGGATATATGAAACACTGGGAATACCATCCAGTCTACGATGAGACTTGCTTCGGATGTAAAGCGGGAACGCTACAGATGAATGCAGGAGATGCAACAAGAGATATACCAGATAAAAAATGGAATGCAGAACTGCAAGCCTACAGAGATGCTAGGGACCAGGGTATGCAGCCAGCAGGAACAAGTATGCGTCACATTCGTGAAGCACACGCAGCCTCAGAGACTTTAGGTAAAGCCTATAACTCAGAGACTATGCCTAAAGCAAAAGATATAAACAAAAAATCCGTAGAAGTTCTCAAAGAGATAGGACAAATATAATGCCAATGGTCAATGGAAAGAAGTTCCCATACACCGCAAAGGGTAAGGCTGCTGCAAAAAAGGCTGCTTACAAAAAGGGCGAGAAGATGGAATCAAAGTCTGAAAAAATGATGGAAATGAAAAAGGGTATGAAGAAGATGGGCAAAAAGAAGTAAATGCCTAATTACCTAGAAAACTTAATGAAAGAAGCCAAAGATTTTAAAAAGGCTATGAATAGAACTTCAGAAAATTCTTATAAAGGTGACACTTATCCTCCAAATGATATTGCTGCTGGTGGTAAGGGTCGTGAGTTTTATCAAGGTCAAGCAAATGCTGCTCGTAGAAATCAAGATGCACAATTTGGTCAAATGATTGGCGCTCTTATTCAAGGTCGCCGTTATGAAAATAAGACTGGAAAGCAGATTAAAAAGAAGTGAAAGATTCAAGACTAACTAGAGCAGGGGTGTCAGGGTTTAATAAACCTAAGCGCACCCCTAATCATCCTAAAAAATCACACGTTGTTGTTGCTAAAGAAGGCGACAAAATAAAGACTATTCGTTTTGGTGAGCAAGGTGCAGATACTGCTGGTAAGCCAAAGGCTGGAGAGTCTGAAAGAATGAAAAACAAACGTGCGTCATTCAAGGCTCGTCATGGCAAAAACATTGCTAAGGGCAAAATGTCAGCAGCATACTGGGCAGATAAGGTGAAGTGGTGAAGAAAAAAGCATTTTGGGATAAGAAAAACCCTAATAAAAAATCAACACCACTTACACCTGCACAAAAGACTAAGGCTAAAGCCGCTGCTAAAAAGGCTGGAAGACCTTATCCAAATCTTGTAGACAACGCAGCAGCAAAAAGAAAATAACAAAGGTGGGGACAATGCAAGAAACAGTAGCAATCGCTTGGTGCGATAACGGTATGGTTGATGGCAAGTTTATGCAAGGTGTTACAGATGTAATGCTTCATTCAGGAGTTACATTTGCTACTACATTACGCAGTCAAGGCAATCAAATAGGTAGACAACGTGAGACTATTGTTAACTATTGGTATAACAATAAGAAGTCTGACTGGCTACTATGGGTAGACTCAGATGTAGTTTTAAGCCCAGAGGTATTTCTTAAACTCTGGAAGAAAAAAGATGCTTTAACTAAGCCACTTCTTACGGGCGTATACTTTACAACAGATACCCCAGAAGAACCTTTAATGGTTCCTATGCCAACTGTATTTGAGTTTGTTAATGAAGAAAATAGCGTAGGAATTAAACGCCTACATCCTCTACCTGAGAATCAATTCTTAAAGGTAGGAGCAGCGGGTATGGGATTTGTTTTAATGCACCGCAGTGTTGTAGACAAGATTAAGGAAGCAGTTCCTGGAGCGCCACTCTTTACAGAGATTGGCGTAGATAAGTCATTTATGGGAGAAGACATATACTTCTTCGCTCTATGCGATAAGGCTGATATTCCAGTCTGGTGCGATACCTCAGCACTAGTTCCACATATGAAGCGGTTCTCATTTGATGAACATTACTACAAAGCATTTATGGGTGCTCCTAAAAAGGAACAACCTAAGTCAAAGATTATTACGCCTAATAGAAAATAAGGAGTTACAATGGCACTAGGCAAAGAAGGTAGCAGTTTTAACGCAGAACTTAATCGTCTTGCGGGAACAACTGGTAAGGCAGACCAAGGTGCGGCTAATGCATATGCTGGCACATCTGGTAAAGGAATCCTTGGTGCTCTTAATATAAAGGCTAGTGCTTCTCGTCAACCTAATAACTTTAAAGGTCTTAATGCCGTATGTAACGAACTTGCTGGCACAACTGGTAAATCTGCACTTGCTGCTTTAAGGAGCATAAACGTATGACAACTACACTAACGGACCTAATTAATGAAGTCCAACTAAACCTTTCAGGTTATACCTTTAATCAAGATAGAGCAACATACCTTCGGACTGCTGTTACTGGAACAACATCAACTAGTGCCTCACCAACTATTCTTAACTTAGGCTCTACTGAAAACGTAGGTAAAGGTGTAATTGAAATTGAAGAAGAGTTAATGTGGATTGATTCATTTGACCGTATTTCTAATACAGCAACTATATCTCCTTTTGGTCGCGGATACTTAGGAACTACTCCAGCCCTTCACGATGCTGACCTTAAGGTTACTATCTCTCCTACATTTCCACGTTATGTAATCAAAAAGGCAATTAACGATACTATCCGAGCCATTGGCTCTAGCATTTTTGCTGCTAAATCAACTACTTTTGTTTTTAACCCTGCTAGAACAACCTATGACTTTGATGGATTAAATATCCAAAATATTTTAAGTATTATGTGGCAGTCAGTTGGTCCATCACAAGAGTGGATTCCTGTTCGCCGTTGGTCTTGGGATTCAGTAGCAGACTCTACAACTTTTGGTGCTAACTCCCAAACAATTACAATTGGTGATTATGTTACTGCTGGTAGAACTGTAAAAGTTATTTACGCTACAGACCCAGAAGCATTTACAACAAACTCTCAAGACTTCTCAACACAAACTGGTCTGCCAGAATCTTGCAAGGATTTAATTATCTTAGGTTCTGCCTATCGTTTACTTACCTACCTTGACCCAGCACGTGCTGCACAGGTCAGCCCACAGGCTGATGAAACAGATGCCAAGCGACCATATGGTTCATCTCAATCTGCAACCAAACAACTTTACTCTCTATACATACAACGCTTAAACGAAGAAACACAAAGACAGCAAACGCTCTATCCAATCCGCGTCCACTACAGCCGATAGGTAAAAAATGACAACTAGAAAATATTCCTCAAAAGCCCAGCAAACAACACTGGCTTCATCTATTAACGCTACGGTTACATCAATGACTGTGGTTAATGGACCAGCGGTTATGGGTGGTAAGACACTTACTGGCACACAGACTTATACAGTGGTGATTGACCCTGATACAGCCCTTGAAGAGATTGTAAACGTAACCGTATATTCATCTGGTAACACGCTAACAATTGCTAGAGGTATTGACTCAGCATCTCCTGGCACTGGCTCAGCACACTCTGCTGGCGCAGTAGTGCGACATATGGCAATCGGTAGAGATTACCAAGAAGCCAATGACCACATTGAAGCAAGCGCAGCGGTTCACGGTTTAGCAGGTTCTGTAGTGGGAACCACTGATACCCAGACACTGACTAACAAGACTTTAACAAGTCCAGTAATTACAAGCCTTACTCTTGGTGATGGCAACATTGTATTTGAAGGTGCTACCGCTGATGCTTTTGAAACAACCCTTACAGTTGTAGACCCAACAGCAGATAGAACAGTAACTATCCCAGATGCAACTACAACTTTGGTTGGCACAGATACTACTCAGACTCTTACAAATAAATCTTTAACTAGCCCAACCATTACTGGCACAGGTGCTATTGCTGGAACCTTTACAGGTAACCTTACAGGTAACGTAACTGGTAACGTATCTGGTTCAGCAGGTAGCGCAACAGGCAATGCTGGAACTGCTACTGCTCTTGCTACTGCTAGAACATTCCAACTTACTGGAGATGTAGAAGCAAGTGGCGTTACATTTGATGGCACAGGAAACGTAAGTCTTACTACAGTAATTGGGACTGGTGCTATCGTCAATGCTGACATTAACGCATCCGCTGCTATTGATAAGACAAAGATTTCTGGAACTGCCGTAACAGTAGCAGATACAGGAACTGTTACATCAACTATGATTGCAGACGGCGCTATTGTCAACGCTGATGTTAATGCATCTGCTGGTATTGCTTATAGCAAACTATCTCTTGGTGGAACTATTACTTCTGCCGACTTGGTAGATGGAACTATCGTTGCAACTGATATTGCTGATGGAACTATAACCGCAGCCAAAATGGTATCTGACCCATATGCTCGTGCTAACCACACTGGCACACAGACTGCTTCAACTATCTCAGACTTTGACACACAGGTAAGAACATCTCGCTTAGACCAAATGGCTGCTCCTACTGGTTCAGTATCTGTTAACAGCCAGAAGATTACTTCTCTTGCTACACCTACATCTAACGCAGATGCTGCCACTAAACTTTACGTAGATACTAAAGTCGCTGACCTTGTTAACTCTGCACCTGGAACGCTAGATACTCTTGGTGAAATTGCTACAGCAATTCAAGCAGGTGGAACTGTCTATGACTCCTTTGTCCTAAAGGCAGGAAGCACTATGACAGGTGCTCTTACCTTGTCAGGTGCTCCTACTGTAGACCTACACGCTGCTACTAAGGCTTATGTAGATACCGTTGCTGGTTCTGCAACCGCTGCTGCAGCCTCTGCTACCGCTGCTGCTGCTTCATACGATTCATTTGATGACCGCTACCTTGGAGCCAAGGCTTCTGCTCCTAGCGTGGACAATGATGGCAATGCTCTTATTGAAGGTGCTCTCTATTGGAACTCTGTATCTAACGCAATGCTTGCTTGGGATGGCGCTGCTTGGGCATCTATCTCATCTACTGCTGACATTTTCCGCTATCGCTTTACAGCAGCAGGTGGAGAAACATCTGAGTCAGGTCTTGATGATAACGGATTAACTCTTTCCTATATTGTAGGTAAAGAGCAGGTATACCTAAATGGTGTTCTACTAGTTCGCTCAACAGATTATGTAGCAACTAATGGAACAAGCATTGCCTCTCTTGCAGCACTAACTGCTGGAGATGTTCTTGAAATAATTACCTTTACTCCGTTTGAAGTAGCGAATGTTCTTAGCCCTACATTGTTTGATGCTAAGGGTGACATACTGGTTGCTACTAGCGCAGACACTGCTGGTAAGTTAACAGTAGGAACAAACGGATATTTCCTTAAGGCTGATTCATCTACTGCTACTGGACTTGTCTGGGCAGCGGTTGATTTATCTGCATACGCAACAACAGCAACTGAAAGCGACAATACTATAATGAACATTATGGGAGCATACTAATGAGTAAAGCAAGAGATATAGCAAGTGCGATACCTGCACCTTCTACCGTATCATCAGCAGAGTTAGGATACCTAGATGGTGTTACCTCTGCTATTCAGACTCAGATTAATACTAAGAGTGCAATTGCAGATGACTTTTCCGCTGGCAAAAATAAACTGATAAACGGCGATTGCAACATAAATCAGAGAAGTTTTACTAGCACTACAACAAGTGCAACATTTGGCTTTGACCGCTTCAAATTAGAATCCTCAGGCGGCACTTCTACATATACCGCAGAAACTTTTACTGCTGGAACTGCCCCAGTGAGTGGTTATGAAGCAAAAAACTTTATGCGCATTGTTACTTCTGGACAATCAGCAGTAGGAAACTTTGCTGGTATATCGCAACCAGTAGAGGATGTCAGAACTTTTGCAGGACAGACAGTTACCTTTTCAGTTTGGGCTAAAGCATCAACAGGAACACCAAACATAGGGTTTTGTGTAGAGCAAGCATTTGGAACTGGCGGCAGCGCAACTGTTCCAACGTCAGCCGCAGTCCAAGCAATTACAACCGCTTGGGCGCGTTACTCTTTTACAATTAACGTGCCATCTATTGCTGGAAAAACAATAGGAACAGGCGCACCACAATTAAACACACGAGTATTTACATCCGCTGGCACTTCAATTTCTGCCGCTGGCTATCCAGCAGTAGGAATTCAGAATGTAACTATTGACCTTTGGGGTTGGCAACTAGAAGCCGCTTCAACCGCTTCACCATTCCAAACTGCAACAGGAACTAAACAAGGTGAATTGGCTGCGTGTCAGAGGTATTACTATCGTGCAAATTCATCAACCTCTTATGCTTGGGTTGGTGAAGGAATTGGATACAACAGCACAACGGCAGCAATAGCAACCGTTTTGCCTGTTTCAATGCGAGTTGCGCCAACTTCAGTAGATTTTGCGTCATTAACTCTTTATGATGGAACTAATGGAAATACAGTAACCGCTTGCACAATCGATACTAATCAAGTTGCTTTCAATAAAGGTGCGGCAAACATTTCTGCCGCATCTGGAATTACACAATATCGACCTTATTACATACGCGGAAATAATAGTGCTTCCGCGCATATTTCTTATAGTGCGGAGTTATAAAATGACATATGAACTAATTACAGACAGAGATGGCGTAGAACACATCATTATTGACAGAGGTAACGGGGAATATACATCAATGCTTAAGTCTACATATGATGAACAACAGGCACAACTAACAACGGAAGGTAGTAACTAATGGCTACAGTAAGTAAGGCTCTGGTAAGAGCATCAGCAGCAACATCTGTTGCAACACTATACACAGTTCCATCATCTACAACTACAGTAATTACCAACATAGCAGTGGCTAATACCGCTGCGTCTGCTGGCACATTTACTCTACTTCTTGATGATGTTGACTTGCATACAACTACAGCAATTGCAGCAAACTCAACTGTCTATATTGACTTAAAGCAAGTCCTTGCAACAACTAAGACTATTAAAGGCTTTGCATCTGCAACAACAATTGACTTTCACATTAGCGGAGTGGAGATAGCGTAATGAGTATTTCAGTATTTCCAATTTCTGTAACTCAAACCCAAGATGGTGCGTATAGTTTTACAATTCCAAATATAAATACAGTATACACAGCCCCAATAAGTCTTAAGGCTGGTGTTTACAATATTACAGTTCCAGGCGGTTCAACTATAGAAATAACTTTTACTTCAGGCACAACTTTTGGAGTAACTGGAACTGGTGGTAGTTTAAGCATTTCAGAACCAGTAGATTCTTTTATCGTAAAATCAGCAGGAAATACTAATATTGTAATAACAATTACATTTAACTCTGCTGCAACTGCTGCACTAGCAGGAATAGATACATCTGGACCAGTTGATACAATTACTACTACCTCCACTTATAACCAAACTGGTAGGGCTTATATTGTTGCATATGGCGGAGGTGGTGGCGGTGGCGGAGGTCGTGGGACTGGACCAAACAACTTTCACACAGGTGGTGGTGGTGGTGGTGGAAGCACGTCTAAGGCTTTTGCAACATTTTTAAATGCCTCTACATCAATAACAATTGGTGCAGGTGGAAATGCGGGAACCGCTGGAACTGCTAACGTGGTTGCGAATGCTGGCGGAACTGGTGGAACAACAAACTTTGGTAACTTACTTGCAGCCACTGGCGGAACTGGTGGTGCTGGTGGTAGTGGAAATGCAAATTCTACCTCAGCAGGTGGCTCATCAGGAGGTGGAACTGGAACTTCTGGTGGAGGACTTGGAACAACAGGTGGCGCAGGTAGTGCGGTTACAAGTCTATTTACCCAAGTAATAAATAACGCTAATGCTACTAATGGTGGCGGCGGTGGTGGTGGAAGTGGAACAAATGGTCCTGCTACTGGCGGTGCTGGCGCTGGCTCAGGCATTGGAACTGGCGGAACTGGTGGAACTGGCGGTAACCTTGCTGCTGGAAGTGCTGCTACTGGCTATGGAGCAGGTGGTGGTGGTGGAATAGGCGGATATAATACTGGCAGTGCTGGAGGCGCAGGTTCGCCAGGTGTAGTTTATGTATTGCGTGGATTCTAAAACAATAAGGGGACTAAATGAATATTACGTTTACAAACACATCCGATGTCTATTTAGAACATCCACAACCTGCTTCTAAATTTATACCAGAGTGGTATAAAAATATGGAGTCTTATTTAGGTGGAGATAAAAAACCAAAAGATGATGGCACGACTAGTGCAACCATCAAACGCTGTATGCCTGTTTTTGATGCAATTACTGCTGGATATATTATTAGTTCTCCAGCAGATGTATACGTTAGTATTAAAGATGGCAAACAAAATTTTCAATGGTCTAATTTAAGGCTTATTAATTTTCATTCAATTGAACAAGCACCAGAACATCCATTAAAAAATTCATACGCTTATCCTAAATGGACAAATTATTGGGCTATTAGAACCCCCAAAGGGTATTCAACAATGTTTGTTCAACCTATGCACAGAGAGTCTGTGTTTACTATTCTTCCTGGCGTAGTAGATACCGACCAATACACCGCTCCAGTAAACTTTCCTTTTGTAATTAATGACCCTAATTTTGAAGGGTTAATACCAGAGGGAACTCCAATAGCGCAAGTTATTCCTTTCAAACGTGAAAGTTGGCAAATGCAAATTGGAGATAAAGATGAATACTTTAAACAACTTGATGTTATGAACAAATTAGTAACTAAATTTTTTGATAGGTATAAGTCTATGTTCTGGAGTCGTAAAGAATATAAATAATTATAAAATATTAGATAGGAAATAAAATGAAATTAGCAGTAATTGAAAATAATGTAGTTATAAATATCATCGTGGCTGATTCTGTAGAAATTGCAGAAACAATAACTAATGGACTCTGTGTTGAATACACAGATAACAACCCAGCAAGTATTGGTTGGACATACGCCGATGGCGTATTTACAGCACCAGTAGTTGAAGAAACCCCTGCTGAATAATTGATATACGAAACATCCGATATACATCGGACAATAGATGACGCAGTAGACGAAATAGAAGCATCAATAATTTAAGGAGCATACGTGGCAGGTCGTGATATTACCGAAGGTCGTGGTTCGTCCACTCCAGACGTAGGCTTAGCAATTGCAGTTGACGTAGGTATCGTTGCCAGCGGAGGAATCTGGCAGAATACAAATGAGTCCTATGACGTTGCACTTGGTGGCTTGCCATTCTTCTATGCGATTAATGATGCAAGACCATACATCCGTCAGACTGCTCCATTTCGTAAGGAACAATTTGATAATCAGGCTGAGCCAGGAGAGCAATCTCTAACTGGCTGGTGGATTAGAAGTCAGATGTCCTTCCACTCTGGTTCAGGTATTAAGTTCTATGACCCTGCTACTACCGATGAGGTAGGACACTATCGCTTTGCTGATAGCAAGGGCGTGAATGTATGGACTAAAGGACAGGTAACACTACTCAAGTCTTGCACTTCTGGTCATAATACTACTGGTCCTATTGCATCTAATGGTGTAACACAGCAACATCTACGTTCTATTAAATGGAGCACATTTACTGGTGCATTACTGCACGATGAGTATGATGTTGACAAAATTAAAGTTACTGACCCAAGCAATCCAGTTCACTTTATTGATTACAATGCTGGTGCTGGTGTTTACCCAGTCTATGCAATTTGTGATGATGGAACTAATGCTTATTGGATGACAAACGTTACATCTGCTGGCGTAAAGTTTACAGTGTTTGGTAAACCGTTAACTGGTTCATCAGCAAGCACAGCAGATGAGTTTAAGATATTTGATAACAGCCAAAATATTACAAATGGTGTAATTGAATACGTTAAACAACGTTTAGTTATTTGTGCAGACAATAAAGTATACGAGTGTGCAGCAGCAGTATCATCAACTCCAACTTTATTATACACAAACCCATCAACTACACATGTTTATACCAGTATTACAGCATCAGGTCCTGCCATTTATATATCTGGATATAACGGTGCACAATCTACTATTGAAAAATATACTCTTTCAACCGCTGGTGTAATGCCAACCTTAACATCAGCAGTAATTGCAGCAGAGTTACCAGTCGGTGAAATAGTCCATAAGATTTATTACTATCTAGGTTATATGATGATTGGCACTAACAAGGGCATCCGTGTTGCTGCTGTATCTGACCAAGATGGTTCACTTAATTATGGTCCACTTATTGTAGAAACAACTCAACCTTGCTATGACTTTGCAGCCCGTGACCACTATGTATGGTGTGCAACTAGCGTTGCTGGCGAACCAGGATTAATTCGTATTGACTTAAGTAATGAACTAGAAACATTGCGTTTTGCTTATGCAAATGATGTCTACTACGAAGGAGTAACTGGTCACGTAACAACTGCCGTTTGTTTTGATGGCAATACTGACCCAACAACAACAGATAGATTAATGTTTGCTACTGCATATGCATCATCAACAGATGGTGCTATATATGTAGAAGATGCATCCACACTAAGAACATCTGGTTACTTAACTACAGGTAACATCCGCTATGGAACATTAGAGCCTAAGAACTTTAAGCGTCTACTTGGACGCGGTGATTTTTCTAAAGGTTCTATGACTCTTGAAACTGTAGATAAAGATGGAACTGAGTATGACCATATCACCTATGACGCTACTATCTTTCCAATTGAAGTGGCAACTAGCCAACCTGCTACAGCCCAGGAGTATGTAGCCTATAAGTTTATTCTTAATCGTGACACAACAACTACATCTGCTGGTCCTATATTTAAAGGCTATCAGGCTAAAGCAACAATCGCTACACCGCGTCAGCGCATTATGCGCTTCCCTGTTTACTGTTTTGATGTTGAAACAGATAGATACAATGTTCAAGTTGGCTATGAAGGCAAGGCACAAGCACGTCTATTAGCACTTGAAGAACTAGAAGAGAACGGCGATGTTCTCACCTGGCAAGACTTAACTACTGGCGAATCTCGTCAAGTTGTTATTGAGCAGATTTCATTCACCCGTATGACACCACCTGACAAACGCTTTGATGGTTTTGGTGGAGTCATTGACATAACTATTAGGACAGTATAATGACAATCGCTAACTGGGCATCACTAATCGTAGCCATCATTGCAATTACTACAGCATTTGCTGGAGCAGTAAGATGGTTAGTTAAACATTATCTTTATGAACTGCGCCCCAATGGGGGCGGTAGTCTCAAAGACCAAGTAAACAGATTAGAACGCCGAGTTGATGAAGTTATAGACATGTTATTGGATAGAAAATAATGTCAACAATTACACCGATGCCACTATGGGGATTACCAACCGTAGATATAGACCCAGATG